CCGCATTCCTTGACTGGGTAGCCGACGAGTCGGTCACACCGCTAGCGACTGAGCACCTAGTTAAATGTGGCAGGGTCAAGACCGCAGGCTCAATTGATTTCATCGGCAAGGATCAGAACGACTTGGTATTCTTGGCTGACTACAAGTGCCGGACTAATACTAATGGTAAGGCTAAGACCTACCCGAAGGACTGCTACCAGTTGGCGATTGAGGCGGACATAATCCGGCGGCACCACAAGCTCGACTACCTGCCTGCCTGCATCAGTGTAGTTATTGACAGCGATTCCTGCGAGCACTACCACAAGGAATGGACACGAGAAGAATGCGAAACGGGGATTCAAATATTTAAGTGTGCATCCAAGCTGTATTGGATGACCCGAATGTAATTTATGATAGCACCAAACAAAGAAATAAATGAAGAGCCAATCCGTCTCGATGGGTTGGATGAATGTATAATCGGAACTGATGTTCGAGGATACTTGATCTATGATTACAGCAAACTGCTGAATCATTTTGTAAATGACGGGATGGCTGAGGACGATGCCATGGAGTGGGTTGATTATAATATACTAAACATTCAACCTCAGAACTTTATAATTCTATTCGACAACTTCGATGTTGAGGTAACCATGGAATGATATGAACAATACCGCACGGGACACATACGAAAACAGGTGCAAGGGCAGGGTCGGCGAGGACGTGTTCGAGAGTTACTGCACCAAGAAAGAGATTAAATTCTTTCGGACTGGGTTCGATGAGAAGGAAGATCAGATAGAGAAGTTTTGGTTGGTGCACCCTGCACTACGGCACATCCCAGATTATTTGATCGAGAATAAATCCGGCGACCCCAGTTGGATTCACGTCAAGGGGACACCGCGAATCAAACTCAACGACCTGTTCGCTTACTATCAGTTTGATCAAATGTTCAAGGGAGAGTGCGGATTTTATTTAGCCTTTTGTTTTCGCGGACAAGACCCTACATTCATGACAATGGAAGCACTGCAAGCTAGGCTCACCGGCTTGACAATCAAAGAGTGGAACGATGGTAAGCAGTATGTCCACATCCCGTTGTGAACCTTTACAAGATAAGGTATAAGCACAGGGATATGCCGCCGGACTACGTTGGCTTCGCCGACAAGTGGGCACATGACGAGAAGCAAGCAGTCAGCTACGTGTGCAGGAATCGACCGGACAAGCAAGGCAACTGCACCACCAAGAAGAATGCATCTATTACCATTCTATCGGTAGAACAAATCGATCCGGAACCTCAATGACTTACATCCCTCAGAACAAGTTGGCACAATGGCGGAAGGACAATGCACCTGACCGGTGCCCGATACTTGATCGGGTGACCGATGATCTGGTGGTTGACCACGACCACATCAACGGCGAGATACGGGGGGTGATAAGCCGTGAGGCTAACACTATGCTAGGTAAGATTGAAAACATTCACCGGAGTATTTGTAAGGGTGATCCAAAAGATTTGCCGCAGGTCTTGATCAACGTTGTTGATTATTTAAAGGCACCGTCATCCGGCATACTGCATCCGGTTGGCATCAAGCAGTTGACCGCAAGGTTCAAGCGGAAGCTCAACAAGCAAGAACAAGAGTTTGCACTGCGGAAGTTAGGTGCAAAAAAAGATGAAATAAAATGTTGCAAGAATGTGAACGACCGTTCAAACTTATATCGCTCACTAATAAAAACCATATACACAAACCATGAGTGAAGAAAAAACTAAACCTAACCTACGGGTTAAACTATCAGCGATTCAAGGATCGCTTAAAGCCCCCAAGGGGCAGACAAATAAGTTCGGTGGATACAACTACCGATCAGCAGAGGACATACTAAATGCAGTCAAGCCATTGCTTGGCGAGTGGAAATGCTCTCTTGTAATCAGCGATGAGATTGTGGAAGTAGCCGGACGTATTTACGTTCGTGCTACAGCAACCATAGCTGACAACGATTCCGATCAGGCTATATCTACCAATGCATTTGCACGGGAGACTGAGACCAAGAAAGGAATGGATGAGGCACAAGTAACTGGGTCGGCATCAAGCTATGCCCGTAAGTATGCTCTCAATGGATTGTTCGCTATCGATGATACGAAGGATCCGGATGCCCTGAACACACACGGCAAACCAAACGAACCAAAAACAAAAACACCTAGCTTAGAGGAGCTAATATAATGGAAAAGAAGTATGACAATACTAACGGGGGAGCACTGTTCCCCAATGACCGCAAGGAAAAAGAAACTCACCCCGATCTACGTGGATCAATTAACGTAGGCGGTGTCGATTACTGGATCAAGGCATGGAAAAAAGAAGCCAAGTCCGGTGTCAAGTTCCTGTCCTTGGCTGTCAATCCAAAGGATGAGGCGGTAGCCAACAACAGTCCTGCCGTTAATTCAGATCCCTTTTAATAAGTGGAGCCGGATATAACATTCGACAAGGAATGGTGGGAACAGTTCCGCCGTGACGAGATCGAAGAGATACTTAAACTCACCGGAGTTAAGAACTCTGATTACACCGGCGGCAAAGGATGTGACAATCCGTTTGCTAACTTCGATGGATCAAAAGAGTTCGGCATTGACCCATTACTTGGTGTTGCCATCCGGATGCAGGATAAGTTTCAAAGGCTCAAAGCCTTTTGCAAAGACGGAGAGCTATCCCTTGACACTAAGGGGGATACGATTCGAGACATCTACCGCGACCTGATTGGCTACAGCCTTATCAGCTTGGGGATTGTCGAACGAAGCTCTAATTAAATTCGTGGTAAAATAGGATGTAGTCTCGACATGGGGTCGGGGCTACACTTATTTATCAACATGAGAAGCAAATCAACCATGCAAATACTAGAAGCCATACACGATGCAGTTCAACTTGGAAACAAGTTACATCAAGACATTGACACACACAAAATGCCAAAGAAAGAGCAAGAGAATATTAAGTATTTAGGTCAGTGCCTGCGGTCTATGGACTTCATCCTTAGCGATGAACGAGATAGAAAATCCGCCGAATAATCCAGAGGCAGAGGAGGCAGTCATAGCCTGCTGTCTTCTCAATGATTCACCGGCTAACTACAATACGGTTGCCGAATCAATTAGTGCCGACGACTTCTACATCTACAGGAACCAGTGCATCTTCGGTGCCATTGGCAAGCTAGTCGATGCTAGCCTTCCGGTGGATGACATCCATCTAGCCGAACAGCTTACTCGTGACAACAACCTTGATGAGGTAGGAGGCATCGCCTCTATCTTCAACATCATGGGTCGTGTCGAGACTGCGGTTCAGATGAATCACTATGCAAACATAGTAAGGGAGAAGTCGAATTTACGTAAGATGAATCGTGCTTACCGGATCGCAACCGAAAGCATTATGGCTCAGTCAGACACGGCTGAGAACATCAAGCACACGGTTGATGCGGAGGTTAATCGGATACAGTTTAGTCAAGAGAAACCAAACGACCTGAGCACGACCGCCGAACAGATCAAGGAGGAGTTCCGGAAGATGCTAGCCGGAGAGTTTGTTACCGATGCCTTGCCCACTCACATAGGTAATCTTGATGATCAGCTAGGCAATCGGGGCATAGCCCCCGGTGAGGTGGTCACACTTGCGGCACCCACATCGTGCGGCAAGTCAGCCCTTGCTCTTAACATAGCACTCAAGTCAGTCACTCACAACAATGCACCGTGTGCTGTCTTCTCGTTGGAGATGCCGCAGAAGCAGTTGTTCAAGCGAATGACTCAGACCCTAGCCGGAGTGAACATCAAGCAGATTAGTGACGGTGTCATATCAGAGGAGAACATGGAGAAGGTTGACAAGGCTGTTGACCAACTGCACTCAGTCCCCTTATACACCAGTCACAACGTCAAGTCGGCGGAGGATCTGGCATCTCAATTACGTAAGTTAGTTGACAAGCAAGGTGTAAAGCTAGCCGTAATTGATTACTTGCAACTCATTCCGTTTGATTCCGGCAAGGTCAGCAAGACCGAAGGCATCGCCAACATCTCTCACAAGATAAAACAAATTGCTCTTGAGTTAAACATCGGCATCCTGCTGTTGGCACAAGTCAATCGAGAGGGTGCCAAGCGAGAAGGCGGCTTGGACATCTATGATCTAAAAGATTCCGGAGACATCGAGAACGATGCGGACGTTGTCCTTCTCATGTATCCACAACAGGGGAACTTCGAGGACTCAAAGATGACTGACTCGAACGGACCCTACACAAACCTTGAGTATAAGATAGCCAAGAACCGCGAAGGCGAACGAGGCATTATCGGATACTTCAAATTCTACCACATAACAGGAAGATTCTACTAATGAATAATAAATATAAAATACTAGAAGCAGTCAGCACCTCATGTGAGGTGCCCGTAAAAATCATATCAGGCAACCGGCGGACAAAGAAGGCATCCTATGCTCGCGACATCTGTTCATATCTGATGCACCAGTGCGGATACTCGCACGAAAATATTAGCCGGATAATCAACCGGACAAGAACATCGGTAACTCACGGAATCAAACGTGTAAACAAACGGCTCCAAGAGGACAGCAATCGAGGAAGATTTATGCGAGCACACATCCGGGATATACTTGACAACCAACTTGGTATGAACTACATAAGTATAGATGAATGATACTAATATAGAACGACTTCAAGTTCGGATCGAATTGATTCGGGCAGAATCACGAATGGTTTCCTATCAGATCGAGAGACTCGAGGAAAGAAGGCACGAGCTACAGAAAGAAAAGGCTCGCATCAAAGAGATTCTTACCAAGAAATCTTAGTGATATAATCTATACCGGAGTAAGTGCGAGCAGTGATGCCCACAAGGTCGGCTCTTAGACCTAGTTAAGTCTCCAGTGTGTGGTAGCCTCACCCCTGTTAATACGGGGGTGGGGCTTTTTATTATTTGAAAACCCTCGGATCAAACAAGGGAGTAAACTCCACGGGATCATTGAAATCCATTGGATCTATTTTGGGAACATACGGTTCGCTTTGGAACGGAAGTATTAGTTCATTCTTGCCTTCCTTAAACATTTTATTTTGCCTGTATTCAAGAAGTCGGTCTTGTCCTGCATCAGAAAATCTCCAATACCATAGCTCGTCGGCAGGTAATACCATCTTTGCAGAATCCGAAACGACATCGTTTGACCTTAGAATTTTTTCAATATTCTTCAGGAAGGAATAGGGTGCCGGTTGTAGAAATATTCCTGCACCCTCAACGATACCTGCTCTCTTCATATTATCAACGGTAAACTTATTGATGATGCCGGTTGCAAGCAATGCATTTTCAATAACTAGGTCCTTCATGTATATGGGTTTGCCTGCAAGGAACAACCTAACCATGTCAACTGGGATGCCTATCATCAACAACCACCCTGCTATTAGAACTAAGTTTCTGACACCGCGAACACGGTCAGCCAGATTACCCCTCTTGCCCGATACTTGTTCCGGTATAATTAATTCCAAAGTTTGAGATCGAATAAAAGAAAAGTGCTTGATGGTAAATGACATCAAGTTAAATGCTACTCGAGAACTTGGGAACTTGTTGTATAGCTCAGGCATCTCGAACCTTCCTATTGGTTGCTGATCGGACAGCTTGTTATATAGTGCCTCGAGAACGAAGTCATTTTTTACACCTGCTTTTAATGCGGCAATAGTAAAGATATATTGATCCCCTTGTGTAAACTTTAAATCGCTTACAAGTTTCTTGTATTTCTTTGAACTCTCAGGAGCCTTTGCTTCGCTTTGCATTTTAAACCAAGCGGCATTGATTGTGCTTGCCTTCATCTTGCGATCCAATCTTGAAAAGCCGGTGAGCTTTGTCTGCATATTGAACAGCTTGCCTAGCTTCGCATCGTTCAAGTTGGAGATTTCCTCCGTAATTATTTTACCTGCCCTGCCTATTTCTTCTAGGGCTATCTCAGGTTTAAGGATACCCTTGACAGTATTCTTAATGCCGAAGCGATACAGGTTAAGTGCTTGGTCTTTTAACTGAACTATCGTTGAACTGAAGTTAGTCAAGAATGCATTGTATGATAACCCACGTAACGTTTTAAAGATTGCCGGTTCTGCTCCCTTGGCTCCAAATACAGAGTCAACGGTGCTCATTAATTGATTCAGATCCTCATCACTAAGCTGACCCTTTCTGCGAAGATCATTTATTAAATAGCCAAGCTCGCCGGGACGTTTGACTCCGTCCTGTTCTTGTGTTCCCAACAGCCTTCTAGTTTCTACGGCATTGGTTGTTTCCATTAAATATTTTGCTAGCGAATCAATGGGGTCGTCATACAGGTCAAGCATATCGTCGGGAATCAAATCTATTTCCCGTGACTTGAGGCTTCCGGGAACTCTCGCTCCTGCCGGAAGTGCATTGAAGTTCCTGCGAACATAGTTCTCTAGGGCAATACCTTCGTCGGCTTCGGTCAATGGCTCCTTACCCTTGGATGCACGTTCACGATTAATGATGGCAATTATTTCGTTAGCCTGATTCGTTGTTAGCCCAAGTTTTTTTCTTAGCTTCTTAATGTTCTTTATGGAACGTGGAAAGAATCCACCAAGGTATTCAGATGTGTAGCCAACTGCTTCCTGTTGGTCATACTTCTTGTCCATCAAATCTCTGAACTTCTTATGATACCAATCATACAGCCCGTGCTTCCTCAATAGCTTGTCACGTTCTGCAATAAGCTCCGCACGTTTCTTTGGATCAAGGCTACCCTTTCGATTTTTTTGAAAACGTATTCTAACCTTCTTGTTTGGATTAAACCTTTGATAGACTCGGGGGTTATCTGGGTTAACCTCAACGGCATTACGTGCCAATACAAGTCCACCGATTTGTATAACTTCATCCGCAGATATAACTGGCTTGCCGGTCTTCTTGTTGTAAAAGTAAGATGCACGTTCTGGGTTCATGCCGATCTGAGACCACTCTCCGCCAACCAGATATTGTTCGGCTTCTTGTTTTATATTTTTAAGATTGTCATTAACGAAGCTACCGTGCATCCGGGCAATGGTAGCCTTGGGTCCACCTGCGGCAATGCCCATTGCGGCATCAGGCTGACTAAAGAATTTAACGTCACGTATTCTAGCAAACTGACCGTAAGCCAACGTGTTTCCATTTTCGGTTTCTCCATTATGAAGCGAGACAATATACTTTTCATACCGCCTGTATGAAGGAATGTCCAATCGTAAACTTACACGAACACCATCCTCGATCTGTGTGTTAACACCAAGTATAGGATTCGGAAGACCGTTCTTGAGTTTGTTTTCGTCAAGCGAATAAGCTATCTCCGTTTGTGTTGCGATGTCGGGTATCTTTACAAACACCGTCATAGGGAGCTTGATGTCAGGGTGCCCGGGAATAAGCCCGGCTAGCTGACGATAACGAATACGTTTGTCCTGTATTCTTTTTTGCAGTGATTGATTGTTAGGATTCTTCAGAAGTTCTTTTTCTAATTCCTTTAACTGCATAGCTTCGGGCTTGAGCACGTAATCTCTTGACCTTTTGACACGAACTTCCCCTGTCTCCGGATCATAAGTCCGGAACTTATCCCGATCATCTTGACTGATATTAAGTATGTCGTCAGGATTTTCGTCGGTATACGTTACACCATCTACCGGCTCGCGGTAGTTAAGTTGCCGCTTAACAATTAAGCCCGAAGGGTCAACGACATCAGGTGCTTTATCGATTCCCGTTGCCTGACTTTGGAGGTAGGAGAAGTAGGCTTGGGTATCGACACCGGCTTGGTCATACCAAGCTGAGTCAAGACTTCTGGAGTCGGTTTGTCTTTTGATGATTTTTCCATTTTTATCCTTTAATATGAATCGATGTTCTGGTTTATAGTTAGATTGCTTGGGATCATTTTGTTTTGCAATCTCTTTTTGAATCGTATCTATCTCGTCAAATGTATAGGTGTTGCCATCGGAGTCAACAAATTCGTATCTGAATGACTGGTCATTTTCTTTTATGAAAGAAAAATTAAAGTTGTAGTCACCATACTTGCCGTTCCTGATTCCGGCTTTATAGATTTTACCAAAGTCTTTACGTTGTAATATAGCATCAATTGACCCGTGACTTACTTCTTGACCGGATCTTGCTACCCAAGTTTCCCAATGGAAGCGACCAACATCTCCCGAATCAGTCACACCGATTTGCTTGTATGCCTCTTGGATTTGTGTTCGAGTTTGTCTAACAGCTATCTCATTAAGAACCAACCCCGACATATCCAGAGTAATTGGAGCAAAGCCTGCCTTCTTGGTTTCTTGATATGTAAAATCAGCACCATCATAAAGGGTTGCTTTCCTTGGGTTGAGATTATATTTCTCTATAATCGAGTCCCGATCAAAGAACTGATCAGTCCGAACACGATCAATAACGTATAAGTCCTGCCGCCCCGTAGTCAGCAAGACGAAGTCAAAAATCTTATTGTTGAAATACATTTGGTTAGCAACACCGTGCCACTTCTTTCTTAGCTCAAGTGTTGGTGTGTCCTTGTCGGTGAGCAATGAATGCAACACTTCAATCTTGGTCATTCCGTCAAACTCTCCGCCACTGATGGTGTCGTTAACCTTGGTTAAAAAGTTTTTTCCAAATGCATTTAGATTTGCCACGGCTCCTGTTCCGGCACCCGTCCCGGGCAACAAGGTTTGTTTCGACCAAGCTAAGTAGGTATCAAGATCAAATCTTCCTTCAATGGCTAACTGAATCCATTGGTCAATTCCTGCATCAACGGCACGTAGGAATCCGGCTTCTTGAGGGTAAGGACTTATGCCAACTGACAATTCGTTCCATAAGAAATACAAGGCAGTATCGACTTGATCCATCTTTCCAGTCTCATACATCTTACGTATTTTCTTGCCGTAATTTAAACCTTCGGTTGCTAGGTCTCTTTGCTCTTGAGAAACAATCTCTAACTCCTTGAGGACACCTTCGACCGTAGTTAATTGACCAAGTCCTTCGGGGAACATTGGTATAACTACACCGCCATCATCACGTTTGAATCTAGTTCCTGTCATTCTTGACATCAAAGCTACCCATTGATTTCTATCCGTTAGTGCATTGGGATAAGCATCAATTAACTCGCGAACCCTTGCCATTACCTTACTGGTATTCTTAGCCCCCGGCTTTAATTGTTTGATGAGTATTTCTTTGCTAGGAACATTTGGTTCAGCAGGAATCGCTAGCCTGTCATCGATCTGACTCCTCGTGTCAATGTCTCCTTCCGTTGCATCAGCTTCTCGTTGGTTGAACTCAATGTCAGTTTCACCTCTAGCAACCTTTCCGGCTACATTGACAAACATTTCCATAACATTGTCCGCATTGGCATCTGCCAAAAACATTTGCTTGCCCACTAGAACTCTAGCAAATCCATTAATAATCTTTTTAACTTGTTGCAACAAACCTTTTTGTTTTGGATTGAGAGACTTTTGATCAAACCCTGAATCTACCAAGGTTGCACCAAACTCAGCCAAGTATTCGGAGTAACGAATATCTCCATCATACATATCAGCAAATCTTTTCAATCGATCAGCTAACAAGCTGAAACCCGAATCACGTAGTTGTTTGTCTACGGCTCCTTGCAATTCCTTGAGCCTGTTGGGTTCCATTCTAAATGCTTCGTTAAGTATTAGCTCCCAAGTTTCGTGAGCCACGGTTCGAGAATTTGCTGTCGCATCATTGATGACTATTGCAACTGGCTTCTTTCCAATGAAGACAGCTTGACCGCTATCCATGTCGCTAAAGCTATTTGCAATTTGTGTTGCACGGTTAAGACCAACCTTCCCCTTTAGGGTCTGAACAATGTTTGCCCGGGTCTCTGCTAATGTGCCACCTACGATAATATCCACGTTTGGAAATACCGTGCGAACAAACTTAAATGTATTCTTAGCTACTTCAGAAAGCTCGGACAAATAGTTGTCCGGCTTGGTTGCTTCAACAATTCGTTGAGATGCATTTATTTTGACTGAGGATCTGCCATCCTTCAGTGCTTGTTTAGCCGCTAACTTAGTCTTGGACACAAGTTCGCGACTTAATTCCATGACATCTTTTTTACTTATGCCCAGTGTGTTTGTAAGCCACTCTAAGTAATCTGCCTTACGTTTTGATTTACCGTCTGGTCTTACAATATAGAGTGCTCTGTCTACGTCACTTTCAAAATCTGCGGCTATACGTCCGATGTTTACTCTAGGCTTTCCTAATGACTTGGGTAGCTTGGCACCCTTTATCCCCTCAATAGGGACAGGCTTGACTTCTGGGTTCTGATTCTGTTGGGGCAACCTTGTGCCCGGATTTATAACATTACCAAATTGATCGAGTATTGTTGACTCCTCAAGTATCGCATCGTTTGGCTGTCTATCAATGGTTTCAAGTATTGGAATACCATTTACATATTGAACCCCGGGCTGTCCTGTGGGCGGAACTTGAGAAGGATCAATGCCCTGTGCTTCCGCTTGAGCTAATCTTTCACGTTCACGTTCTTGAGCTTGTTCTATAATATCTTGAACTTCTTCTTGGGATTCATTGTTTGAATCACCGTTGTCCAATAACAGCAACTGCTTCAAACGTCTGTAATCAGCCTGATCTTTCTTGTTTCTTGATTTACGTAATTTTTCAAGGGTTTCTAATCCGCCTTTAACTTCACTAAAATCTTGAAGTAATTGGGTAGAAAGTCTTCTTTCATAATTTCTAAATATACCCTTAAATCTTCCGTCGATTCTTCCAACTGATTCAGTTAATGGAGCCATTATTTTGCCCAATGCTCTGCCAATAAAGGTTCTACCCGTGCTTGCATTTCTGTCGGCTTCAATCTCTGCCGCAATCGTTGGCTCCAAGATTGCGATGTTGTCGTTAACTTGAGCGAGTTGTGCTTCAGCCCTTCTTTGCTTGTTTCTTAGAATCCTGCTTTGAGACGTAGTTAGTTCTCTGATCTCTTCGCGAGTTTTCCCTTCGTTTTCTTCTTGTATTTTAAACGGAAGATCAGCTAATTGATTATCTAGGTCCGCGAGCTTTGCCTCTAATTTTTCCTTCTTCTCTTCTAAAGCAATAAATTGTTTGCCGGACTTGAGTCCCTCGAGTTGTTTTCTTCTTGCATCTCGTTGTCTTTGAAGTGCCTTACCTTCGTCAACGTCTCCGTCTGAATCTTGCTCTGACTGTGTATCACCTGCTTCAACTTCATCGATAATATTTAGGTCATTGGCTTGCTTATACTTAATGTAGTTCTTACCTTCGACACTAACGTAAGCCGCCGCTACCGGATCCATTGTGTTAACAGCCTCTAGTTCTAATGCCGCTAATCCGTCTTCTCCGTATAGGTCAATTTTTTGACGAACGATTTTAGAAATGCCCTCAGCAATTTCTATGTCCATGCCTTCTGGTCCGGCAAGGGGAACATATTCTTCTCCCGGCACAAAAGTATCTTGATCGGCACGAGGCGGAACAACAACTTCAAACTCAACAGGCTTATCGGAAAGAACCTTACCCTCTTTTTCTAGCCCTTGATTTAGTAAATCTTGAGCCTCTTCTTTTGTTTCAGCATAAACAAAGGCTTCCTCTGAGACTCCATCTTGTGTCGTGTAATTTAGTTTTATTCTTGGAGCAGTAATAAAATTTTGTGCATTCTCTGGATCTAAGGTTGCTAATGTTAGTTCTTCCTTAACAACATCGCCTTTAAATTTTGACACAACATTAACTGCGGTATCCGAACCCAAGCGAGTAAAGCCTCCGACAAAACCTCCAAGGATGTAGTTAGTAAAATAATTATATAGGTTTTCATAGGAAAACAATTCTCTTTCTCGATCGTAAAAGAATTTAGCAAGAGCCTCCATTTGAAATGCTTCAGATAATTCCTGCAGTCCTTCTGCATTGAAACCAATCCCAAAACTTTTAATGGCATTTCCAATCGTGAGTCCGTCTAACTTAGTTTTGCCATCAAGGAATTTTTGGAAAGCCTTGCCGCCAATAAATCCTAGTGTTAAACGTTGAATAAAGTATCCGGCGGTTCCGCCAATAAGTGCCGCAGGTCTAACTTGATTCTTTTCTTCTTCTGTGAACTCAGAATACTTTTTACCAAAAGTTTCTTCTGCGGTTCTAGTAGCTCTTGAATAATAACTGATGGGGTAAGACTGACCTGCTGTAAAAAGTTGAGGAATAATAGATCCAAAAGCATTAGTAAACATACCAACTCCTGAGTCTTGCCACTCTTTGCTTACACCAAAAGTGTCCTGCATATTATCTACTTCGTCTCGAAGTTCCTCAGCCATTTCCATTTGGCGGATTCTAGTTTCGGCGGCTTTTTGATCGTTCCATTCCGCCTGCTGATCCGCAACAATCTTGGGTGGAAAAGGTGGAGGACGATAACCCGGGGCGAGCCTCATACCCCCTTGCGACATTAACCATTGCGAGTAAGGAGAATCAGCCAAGCCAAATTCTCCAACTGCTTGCTGTGCACCTGCCATCGTCTCAGCAAGTTCTGACACACCACCTGCCACCGCACTCCGTAAAGGATCGGTAACTATTTCGCTTAGGTCGCGACCCTCTTCAGGAAGAATGTTAGACACACCTTCCTTTACCCGATCAAAGAATCCAACTTCTTCGTCGCTAGTTTTTTCGCCAACCTCGGTCTTTACTCCTTCGGTGGCTTGTGTTTCAATCTCTTGCTGTTCTTCAGCTTGTTGTGCAAGCTGTCGCCTTTCATATTCCTGTTTGGCAAAAGCAAGAATAGAATTTTCACTGGCTCCTTCCGGATGTTTAACCGCTATAGTTCCGCCATCCGGAGTATTAACACTTGTGGTAATCATTAAAGTATATTATTTTACAATCTCGAAACCCTCAAAAGCCTGACTGTCAGCTTCCGGTTCAACAGGCGATTCAACAACCGCTTCAACTTGTGGTCTATACTTTATAACTCCTCCTGATTGAATCCCGGGAACAAACTTTTGATCATCTGTAATTAGTCCAAACGGACCAGATCCGGGTTGATTAACAAATGTTTGATACAGAGGATTATCAGACGGCAATGTTTCAATAGGGACAAAGTCTGTTCCAAACCCCGGGTTTGTATCATACATTATTCTTCCGTCTATAACGTCAACTTCCGGCATGGTCTTTGCCATCGCACCCAATCGTTGTGCTGACATAATGTCGAAGTATTCTTCTCGTTGGGCTATATTAGCATTGGTTGCATTTGACCTAGCCTTCTGTGCTAGAGTCTGCATTGCTAAAATATTTTTACCTAGGTTATCAACTCCCGTTACATTAACATAGTCACTAGCAGACTTCTTCGCTATTTCTTCATCATAAAATCCTTCGGCATCTTCAAACTCTAGTCCCATAGCTCTGGACAAATTCGGTTCGTTTTTTATAAAACTTATCGTGTAGTCAACACCGAGCTTTTTTTTCTTTTCGTCCTCTTTCTTTTTAACAAATTTTTTAATTCCATCAGTTATGCCAGATGCAAAGGCTTGCATACCCTGTGCTCGAATCTCGCCTGCCTTAGCAAAGCCACTATAGTCCGCCTGCATCAGGCGAGGATCAACCTGTGTTCCTGTTTGAAATGCCATAATTATTTAATCTTTGTATTCATCCACTTACGGATGATTGCTTTAATACGAGGTTTGTTAGAAATGAACTTAGCAAATCGTTCACCATATTTGTTGTATAGCTTTTGGAACCATAGCGGCGAGTCGTTGAGTAGCCACTTGCGGAACTTCTTCCAATTAGGATTGTCGGATCCATAGACCTCTCTAGCTACCCAACATAATCCGATTGCGGCACCTGCAATAGTTCCAAACATACCCATCTGTCCGGCACTACGTGAAGCATCAGCCTGAGCTTGAGCACCAAGAAGATTAATATCTTGAGCACGTTGTTGCATCGCCATGTTAATGCCAACGTTTGGATCAAACAACTGTGGTCCCATGGGACCTGCCGCACCTGCTGTTGCTTGCTGTAGCATTTGACCACCTAGTCCAATCGCACTAGAAGGACGACCCAAGATGGTCATACCAACATCACCGGCTAAGGCACGGGACTGTTGGAAAGCTCCCTGACCTAGTTGTGCCGCAAATTGCTCACGACCTTGTTGGAACCGCTCACGTCCAAGGGCGGCTTCAAGAGCCGCACGTCCTTGTTGTGATTGTGCGGTTCCGCCCATGCTACCCAACACCGACTGATCAACCTGACGTTGAGCTTCAAAGCCCATTGGACCCGAAGCCCTTTCAAATGCTGATTGGGCTTGTTCCGCCGCCATGTCAGCCAACATAGCTGATTGAGGATCAGCCGCACGATAAGCATCAACTACCTGTGGTGCAAACTCTTGTAATGCCGCTACATCGTCAGCACGTTGTAAGGCTAACTGCTCACGTTGAAGGGCACCGGCACGAGTTGATTGCTCTTCAAGTAAATCAAACAATCCCTTTTGTCCGGGGGACTGTTCAAGCCTCCTCATTTCCGCCCTAATAGAAGCAATTTGAGATGCACGATTTCCGCCCAACGAACCGGCTAATGCTCTAACATCTCTGTTGTATTCTTTTAGTTCAGCCTCATAGTTTTTATTCTCGACCTCAACCGTGTATTTTTTGCCATGGGGACCTCTCATGCCCCTTGTTTCTCTTCTTGTTTTTGAAGGAGGAGCACCTACCGTTGCCCGGGCAATTCTCATTGCCTCGGCATCGGTAACACCTCCACTACCTGCCTCAAGTCCGGCTAGCTTGGCTTCTAGTTCTTGATAACGAGCACTTTCTTTGCCGCCCGGTAAACCGGTTGCCATTGTATTTATGTCAGCCAGTTCGAGTGCAGTATACTGAGGGCGGAATCGTCGTTCCGCATTGATGATCCTTTGTTGCAGTCGAGGGTCGGCAATGCCTTGATAACTCGTAAAGTTCCGACCGAATAAATATTCGCCCATTGCTTTTCCCGGATCAATTGGATCGGGTTGTTGTATCGTAGTTCTGCCTTTGCCTCCCATAATATCTAGTTGTTAATTATTTTTTTAAAAAGTTTGTTGCTATAAATTATTTTTTTTGGAAATCCGCTCCTGTATCTTAGTCCTATTTTATTCTTCTCAAGAACTTCCGGACACTTGTTAATGAAATCTTTTGTTAAATCTTTAAATGCATCTGTGTCTTCGGCAAAAAGAAAAGCCATAAATATACTATCTCCGTCCTCTCTGTCTGCTTCCCAACTATTTATAAAATCCCATCCGTCATCCTTGTTGCAATTATACCACATGAATACACCCCTTATGGTGCCATCTTCTTGTGTATGAACTATTAAAGTTTTTTTCGCCCAATGATATGCGACCATAAGACGTATTAGGTCTTTGTCCCAACCGTCGAATACCTTTCCGTTTTCATGTTTAATACAAAATTTTACTATTTCATCTATGTGATCAAGGGCTTCTTTCTGTTCATTGTTTTTTAATGCTATCTGAACTGATTGAAGGAGAGGGTTCATTATGCAGACGGATCAGGCAAGCCGGGTAGAATAATTGCTCCTCTAATATAAGAGTAGATACGTGTGTTATAAGTTGTGTCTTGAACCTTGTATCTAAAAGAAAAAGCTTCCTGACCACTGTTAATTGGAATTTGGGTGGTAGCGGTATCAGTAACCGAATCGTTTCCCCCGGTAGCTTGGGTCCTAGCAATTATACATTCAAATGCTCCAGTAAGACCTGCGGTTTGTGCACCACCAAGACTTGCATAAACTAGATTTGCTGATCCCGTTGATCCAACGTATCCCTCGCACAGTAAAGCAACAATCTTATAAGGTGCAAAATCTGGATCATCGGATGTAAAATCTTGAATATTATAAACGTTGATTCTTCCGTTCGGTTGATTCGTCATCTGCAAATCAAGAGTTCCGCCAGTCAGGGGAACAAACTTTGGTCGCATTGCATTAACATAAGCCTTTATGCTACCGTCAGTAGCCAATGATGTAATACTGGCATTAGCCATCTCATCATCATTGTTAAGTGTTATTGTTTCAACAATCCCATCACCATCCGTAATTCTTCCTAGTATTTTATCTGTTTCAATGTGTTGAATTTTAGGAAAAGTAACACCGTCAGGTGTGCCGTCAGTTTCTGTAACCGTGCTGTCAGGGAGCTTTTCCGTAATTACACATCCCTGAGCAAGACTTGACGTATCAATGCCTCCGGTTCTTACACCTAGGACATTTGTTGCCGAATCGATAACAATTGTAGTCCCGTCTACACCAGTTGTGCTAAGTGTAGAATCTGAAAACATTTGATTTAATTTAGCGGCAGTTAACTGTTCGCCGTCATTAAAAGTTTTACCTGACAATATTAGTGACATAACTTAAATTGTTTAATTATTGTTTATTGAAAAATTTCTTCTGCGGTGCAAGTGGATATAGGGGCAGGATTATAAGCGGCACTAGCATCGTTTTGGGATCTATTAATGTAAAACTTAGTGTTCGTATGCATCCAACCCTGCAACTTGTAGGTTACTTCTACACCTGCATCAAATCCATCTGTATCTATAAAATCAAATGATGACACTGGAGCAGAATACAACCCATGACCAATCCCAGAAAATGAAACTCGACTTCGTGATCCACGAATAGGACCTACTGCATCCTCTACAACTTCAAAGTCTTCGGGGACGGCAGGATCACTAGCAGGACCGACTCGGCGGAGCAATCTGAAGTGAGCCGTATGATTTCCATTGTTGGTGTCATTGCTTAGGATACAACTGTATCTCAAGTTAGAATTGCCAAACCTAGGTGTAATGCTTACCTCAAAATCAAAGTCAAGCCAAGTGTTATTTGCATTACTTTCAAATGTATCAGTTTTTATAGTTTGAGAAATGTTTGGCTTTAATTTATCTATATAGTTTTTAATACTCTCATCAGTAGCTAAAGTAGTAGCAGAGGCTGTAGTAAGATCTGTATCATTGTTAATCGTAACTTCTTCGGGTGCACCTGCTCCGGCAGTGGTGCGACCAAGAACTTTAAGTGGTCCAGAAATATCTTCTAGTTTCGCTTTAGTAACATTGCTATCTAATATTTTAGAAGTAGTTACTGCATCATCTAAGAGTTGATCAGTATCAATACCCTTGACTTTCAGAAACCCACCTGAAGCATCTACCTCAAGAGTTATGTCGTCAGTCGTTCCGCTTGAGCCGGTAACAAATGAGGCACCACCTATAATGTTATTTAGGTTAGTGTGAGTGACGACATCTGCCCCACTGTATACTTGAGTTGTGTTTAAAATAGTTGCCATTATATTGCTTCTCTTATTGATCTAAATGCTTCTGCCGCCGCCACTTTTAAGCCGCGAACACGAGGGCGACCGGTTGTCCGGTCAATTTTAAATTGAAATCCGTAGGCTCGTTTGTTCCCAATCCGTCCCCGGATAGAAACATCTTCGTCTTCGGAAAGTAGTTCATTATTCAAATAACTAGATAGTTGTTTCAGATCTATTGTATCATCAACATTTTCTGTTATTCCGGTAATAAAGAAATCTGATTTCAAGTCCAAACTAGATTGAACCTGTAGCTCAAAGTTGTTCCATTTCTTTCGATCAATATTTTGATTGGTAAACATCCGTGTTGTCATCGAACCATTAATCGCCGGTGCACTTATTAGGTCATCGGGATTTTCGTCACCTGCCGCAACCGCAGTAATAATCCTATCATTGCCTTGCTCTAGTGCATAAAGTCGGTGAATCCCTCCGTCAGTGCTAAGTGAATAAACCGCACGAGCTTCACCGTCACCGGCTACAATTAGTTTTTTAAACTCAAACCCTTCGTCAGCGACATCGTCAATTGATTCCCAAGACTTGTTCAAAAAGTTGTAAATAATAATACGGTTATTAAACTGAGCACGGTTAACTTCTGTTGTTACATTGCCTTCGCCATCTACCGATACTGTTTCTTCGTTTAAAGGAATAGCCAAATAATAACGATTATCAAAGTAAACTCCTGAGCTTTTGTGCCATAAGTCTTTGTTAATCAGTCTCATAGTATCGTTGATTGGTTCGCTTAGTGGAACTTCATTGCCACGAAGATTGTAAAGGTCTTGGAAGTTTGCCCCATATACACCGTTGTCGGATAAGAAAAGAACATTGTTGCCTACCTGAATAATACTATCTCGAGCAACACAACCCACTTCGTTGGTGAGCAATTGTGTTTGAGCACTTCTTAAATCTCCACTATTTGCCGCCAAGTGAATACTGTTTCGATTAAACACCAACAGTTTGTCGTCAGAAAAAGAATGAAGCCCAACAGTAAAATCAGAGGTTCCTGCATTAAATCTAAAGTTGGCAAAGACTTGATCGTATGTATCCGAATCAAGAATGTCGCTTACAGCTATTTCGTCTTTCTTTCCGGTTGAAGTAATCTTTGTAAACTGCTGTGGTGTTCCTACGTTAACAGTCTCTTGGGTAGAGCGAAACGGTGTAACCAATCGACGTTGGTGATAAACCCCGAACTCGGGTGCAGGCATATGCATAAACCCTAATCCGATTGATACTGGTTTGGAAAATATTACACCAGTCTTATTAGATTCATCGGCTACTTGAACTTGAAATCTAATTTGATCGTTGTCAGTATCCACAAAAGAAATTACAAACTCATCTCCTTCTTCCAAAGAAGAGTCTCCAACATCTTCAATAGTTATTGTGTTCCCCCTTTTTAAGCCCTCCATGTCTGATGAACTAAGGGTCATTGTTGCTTCGCCATCTACAATATCAAGATCAGTAATAGTTATTTGACGAGGCTGTCTAAATGTTCCATTGGCTACTAAAGTAAATGTAGGATAAATCTTTGAATCTTCAGTAACTGTAAAAGTTTCTGTTCCAGATGTGCCCACATTGTATGTAAAGTTTGTTTCGTCAGGAACAGACGTGATTTCAAACTGTCCGTTTGGATTAATTGTTCCTTCGGAAACATCACGTATTTCTATAGTGTCCCCAACGGATAACCCGTGAAAAGAATATGTTTCGACATCTATCTCAGCACTACCATCTATTTCTATGGACTTGATCGCAATAGGATCAAAAAACTTTTTGTTTTCTAATGCAATCTGACTGTCTCTAAAAATAAACAATCTATTGAATGCTTGAAGCATATCAGATAGTTCAAGCACTGACTCCCCCTCGGGAAACCTCATTTCAAATGTGTCGAGGGTATCATTTAATTTTAAAACCAGTGCCGACAGATTAGTTGATGCTATAATATATTCGGCATTATCGGTAGCATCAGGATTACTAAAGTTTGTTCCGGCACGAACACCGATGACTGCTGATTGATCCAGAAAGGATTTTCCGCAGGGAGACGATAGTGGAGACGAGCTTAACTCTTCTGTAACCGGATCAAAAGGTAAAGTAAATGGAGTTACCAATCCCTCATTTGGAGGAAATGTATAGTAACCATCGGTTGTAGTTATGCCTGAATCAAACTTAAATCTATTTGTTCCAGTAACTTCTGTAATTGTGTGAGTGCCATTAATATCAGGAAATCCTGATCTAAATACTCCGTTGATTACAATTTCATCACCAACAGAAAATCCATGATCATCTAATAAAATAGTAACAATCCCAGAAGTTTGAATCCTAACTGACTGCATAGTCCTAGGCAAATCGCCTATGTTTGTTACTTGTTTTTCTGCCGCAGTTGGCAAACGAAATGCATCAGCACCAGTAGCAAACGGAGCATTCAAAACATTAATACCACGGCGAACTTGCCACTCGCCGTTTAAATCAAGACGACCGTTTCTAGATTCAGCCAAAACACCTGCCTTCAATTGATCAGGACGTAAACGATTATTGAACCCAGAGAATGCAATCTCTAGGTCCTCTCTCATTTGGTCGTCCTCACGACCATATGATCTGTAACGTCCCGGCACTAAATCAATCCTCTTCGCTTGCTATACATTTTGTGGACCAAAGTATGACGTGCGGTTCCACGTTTGTAAGGGCTTTTTCCCTTTACTACAAACTCGGGCAATGTTCCTGCATCAATAAGATTACGGTCCGGATTAAATGTTGGCTCAGGTTTTTTGGGCTTTTTTGAGCTAACTACTTTATTTGCTAAGTTATATGCCGCAGTTCCACGACGAAGTTTTCTTTTTCTTGCCATTGTATTAACAGTTCCAAGCACGGCGACTCCAGTAGTTTGCCGATAGTTTATTTGATTTACCCTTGATACCTCCGCTTCGTGCACAGTAACTTTTCTTACGTGCCGGGCGGTTTTTCTTTATGGTCATGTTAGCATCACCAAAGCGAACGATTTTTTCCTGACCACCTTGGCAGGCTTTTACAACAAACTTTTTGCCACCCTGCACATCTCGTCGGGGGACATTGCACTTCATTTTCTTTTTATCGATTGCCACTTCTTACCTTTGCCTTAGGTGTATTACTTACAAATTGTTTTCCCTTTGCTCCTCCTGCCTTTTTCTTTCTGGCAGTTCTTGCTCTCTCTGCTTTCGACAAGCTGAGAGCCTTTCTTTTAGGGAGGCAACGGTCAGGGTTTTTCTTATTTTTCGACGTTCCGCAAGGTCCTTTGATCGATCCGTCGAGTCCAATTCTAACCCAGTTTTGTTCTCTCCACTTTTTAAGCTCACCCATTATTCCTAATATTCAAAACGATCAGTAACTTCTTTACGTTTAAAAAACGAAGCACGTAATGGATACGGTCCAATAATTGACTTGCGAACATAAGATCCTGATTGTGATTTAGGCGGCTCTGGCTTAAACTGCGGCTTGCTATTTTTTGTTTCACCGACAAAATCATTAGTCTTTGGCTTAGTTCTTGGGCGAACATAAGATCCCCCACCCGTTGCAATACCAGACATCTCGAATGGCTTTTTTAAATTTTTTCTTTTAAACTTTTCTTTACCTATTAGTAAACCCATAATTATTTTTTCCGCTTCTTTTTGCCTTTGGCATAGTTAGGATCTTTACAATACTTTGATGCCGCCATGTTAGCATAAGCACTAGGATATTTATCAAATGTCCTACGTGCCCAAGCTATACCTGCCGGACAAATCTTGTTAGATTTTTTCTTTGCCATACGAACTATTTACCGTATCGCCTGCCTTTACCTTTACTCTTGCCTTTGATTTCTCCGCAAGAACCTTTTCCCATATGTGCCATTACTTTCCTTTCTTTGGTTGTTTTAAACAAGTGCCATCACACATGGGCATCTTTTTAGATTTGCCGCATGAGCAGATGTCTTTAATGTTAATGAGCTTTCGCATCTTTATTTTTTTCTTTTATTGTGAAAATCAAATAGGACTTTTACCTTTTCGGCTAACGATTCTAAATTATAATGCATTCTAGCCAAAACGATAATTAGTGTAATTATACCAATTAAGGCAGGTGTGAGTGCGGATATGATTGGTAATAGTTCATTCATTTAACCTGCGATGAACCAAAGTAAAAACCGACAATAGCCAATGCTGTTTGACGAACCTCTGGTAGTATTACAAAGCCCTGCATATTTTCCCACTGAATCCTCGAGAATAGCCCTAGAAAGCCTTTTGTTTCTGTTTGAACGGTTACACCTACGTTTGTAAATGCAAAGACAAATGGGGCTATTATTATGGCAAAGACGACTGATGCCGTTAGCAGGCGACGAACCCATACACCACCCCGGGCGGATGCCTTGTCCGCAGAAAGATCTGCAACGTTCTGACGTTGGATCATTGCCTCAAGTGCACGACCTTGTGCTTCGGCTTGGGCGGCTATAAGTTTCATTAAGAAACCAGACACACCGCCGCCTAGCATTGCTAATAATTCTACTGTCATTACTTTGATTTGAGTTCTTTTAAAAGTTTGTAAATCGAAAGTCCTAAGAAAACAAATGTCATTACACCGACGATTAAACTAACTACACCGTTAATACTTTGTAATCCCATACAGGCAAAGAATCCAGTTGATCCTACAGTTCCTCTAAGCATAGTATCCATTTTTAATGTAGAGCAACCCAACTGGTGCCTGTATATACTTTTAATTTACTGTCGCTAGTATCAAAAATTATATTTCCGGCGGAAGGGCTACTATAACCACTTGCCGTTCCAGTAGGAGCTTTAAATCTTCCATTTGATCCGCTAAATGTAAGACTAGATTGAACAGATATAGGCGAACTAAAAGTAGCAACATCGCTAAATTCTGATGGACCTTCGCATAAAAAATCGCCCGAGACACGAAGCTCATCATTAAACTCTGTGTTGCTATTAAATGTAGCTTGAGCATCAAATGTTGAATCGTCTTGAAACTCTGTTTGACTGTTAAAAGTTGTATCGTCTTCAAACTGTGATGTGTTGTTAAAAATTACATTGCTGTCAAAAGTAGCTTCATCGTTAAACTGAACTGGGCTGTCAAAGTTAACGTCATCTCCAAAAGTTACAGAGAGATTTTCAAGGTCACCAAGACTTAATGCACCAATTTTACTGCGAATGTCAGCACTGGTTGTGCCTTGTAGCATATTATCTACGGCGGATGATACGGTAAGGTTTGCCATAATTATTAAGGTCTAATATATAATGATGTTCCGTCAGGTCGAAAGTAACGATGTGTTGGTCTTCCTAAAGCGGGACGGTAATAGAAAAACTCAATAGCCCCACGAAACCTGCTTCGATTAAGAGCTAACTTTAGAGCAAGGTTCATAACCTAAGAGAAAGTTTAAGCGAGAGTCCCATGTTAAACTTTGTGTAGTGCTACTAAACCAGAAGAAATGCCAACAGCAGTAAAGTTGCCATATATGATAGTTCCTGCATCAAACGTAGTTAATAAATCACTTGTACCATTAACGTTAGTAGCAGTAAGTGTATCAATAGTTGACTGCTTTAGACATTGTATTGCTCCAAAAGAACCTGAGTCATTATCAGTTCCAGATAATATTCTGGAACCTGCGGAGCTAAACTCAAGGGTATTGTTTCGTGAACTTGCCATGATGTTGTATTATTTTATAGGATGATTATCTTGATTGTGTTGAAACATAAGTAGTAAACTTACGTCGAACATTGTTATTGTTAGAGATTATATCTAGTTTTTCTAGTTCAGTTGCTAAGTAAGTGCTTGCTTTGTTTTCTTCGTCAAAGGCTTTACTGGTCTGTCCATCCATGCGAAGGAAGTCAGCATAAGTAGCATGAGCCGCGAAGTAGAAAAACTCTTCAGGAATATCTTGCGAGGCTTCAGTAAAGTCCTCAAACTTTTTTTTGTAAGTTACATAAACAGAACCGGCATCTGTGCCGCCTAGGTTCATTACATGGGCACCACTCGAATCAACATAAAAGTTGTATTCCATGCTTCCTGAATTAAGAAACGGTTGATCACGATGAATACGTTGAAATTCAGATATAGTGTTTTTGGGTGTTTGTTCAAAGGGGACAACTTGATCGCTTGATATTGTTCTTTCTTCTCCTACTACTAGGTATGGGGTCCACATTTGAGATGCACTGTAAGCCTCGTATAATCTGCGATTAGCTAAACGTTTGATATCATTTTCTTCGTCAGAAGTAAATGAATCTACCCCGGCTAAAGACCGGACTAGTTGAAACAACTCTGTATAACTTTTAGCCATTACACTTTATTAGGAGCAAGCTCGGGCATTTCTTTTTGGAAAAATTTTAAAAATTCTTTGCTGTGCACTTCTTCGGTTCCGTATTGTTGAACTAACCGAAAATATTCACGAGCAGGAATTGTTGCGATGCATTTACCAAGCACCGGGTGGGTCTTCCCGACATTGGAGTGTGCCTCTTTTTCGGCAACATCAACACGTTGTTTTTCTGTTTGAACTTCGTTAACTAAATATTTGTCAACGTATTCATTTAATTCTGGAGTTATTTCTGACATGATGTGTAGTTAAAAAAAGAAGCTCCCTGCCCCATGTGGGGCAAGGAGACTTCGGTATTAATTAGTCGATCGCTTCGATCTTACCGTGAGCTTGAGGATGGTATACACCAAGACCAAGAACACAATCAACGTAGCCACGTTCGCCACCACCTTGATTAGGCAAACGAGTTGAACCCATTGGGATCAGTTCGTGGATGCCGTAATACTCAGGATTAACCAAGTATCCAAAGGCAGTAGTTGTTGTGCCCGTGGAAGCAGGCATACAAGCAGGGTTACCGTTGATGATGCTTACGATACCGTGGTCGCTTTGATAAAGCTCAACGGACAACTTGATAGTAGCAGAGCCACCATCGTAAGTTACCGAACGAACGTTTTCTGTAGCAGAACCACCGATGCGAGCAAAATCAGAAATCACACGACGAAGACCTGTGTCAGCAATAAGAACCAAGCTATCTACGTTACCAGTCTGGCGATAGATGCTTGAAATCAAATTATTGAATTCAGCTTCAGTGAAAGGATCTGAAGAAGTTCCAGTGAAAACACTGTCACTTGGAGTTTCAAATCCGGCAGGAACTAAGCTCGATGACGGATTGTCGTCAACAAAAGCACCAAGACCGGCAGTGAGATAAGCATCTGAACTGCTACCTAGTTGCTTGTCTTGAGTGCCTGCAAGAGCAAGCTCGATGTCACGTTTTAGTTCGCGGATTGATTTAGCTTCAGCTTGGGCAAGTTTAGCAGGACCAACGGAATCAGTAGCCTCTTGGAGGTCAGATACCATGTAGTCACGGCGGAACTTTTGCACAAAGTTAGAAGTCCGTTCGCGAGCACCAAAAGCATCAGTGAATGTGCCAACATCAGCACCCTCAACAACACCTGCGGCATCAGGGTCATCGAGCTTGTCAAGTGTCCACTCAAAGAGAACGTTTGTTGCTTTTTTGCGAGAGCCACCAGAAAGAATTGGTGTTTCTTCTGGAGCAAGGATAGACAGGATGTCGGTTAAATCTTCACGATTGGAAGAAGCCGATCCCGGTAGAGTTGTATAAGTATTTGAAAAAGCCATAATAAAAAATTATTGGTTTGATAATTGAAGGGTTCGTAAACGAATAAAGTCATTTTTATCTCCGCTATCACGGAATTGTTGACTCATTTGTTTGATGCTTTGAGCCGTCTTAGATGTAGAACGATCTGCTACCGATGCAGAAGGGATGCCGCTTTTGGGTGGATTCATGGATCCAACGGGCTTTCTTCCGTATAAACTATTTGCCGCATGAGCAATTAGGTATGGTAACTGTGCCGAAACTTCCGGTAATACTTCTTCAAGTTTTTTCAAACGAGGATCCTGTATCATTGCCTGATACTTTTTATTTACATCGTTGTTTTCGTCACCAATCCAAGTTAATTCTTTTTTAGCTTGTTCAGCAAATGCAGATTTTAATTGCATTGACTGAGCTTGCTCTTGGAGTTGACGTAAACGATCGGGCAAAAACGTATCCTTTGTTTTACGTGCATTACGTAAAGTCTGACGGACTTGAGCTTTTGTAAGCTCTTGACCATTAGCCTCTGTAACAACATCGTCGGGTCCGTAGCCATCACTATTAAAAATAAGATCTTCTGCCCATTCGATCACTTGATCCATTTCTTGTGCTTTGTCTTGCAGTTCTTCAACTGTATTCAAATCATTGAAAGGATTGTTTTCAATTGGCTTTTTTGTTTGAAGAGGATCTTGGTTTTGTATCTCTGACTTTAAACGAGCAAGCTCTTCTTCGGCTTGCTTACGTTTAGCTGTCAGTTCTCCAAACCTAGCAACGGCACGACTCCCTAACTTTTCAGCTAGTTCCCGTAATTCGTCTTCGGACATATCGTCCATATTCATCTGAGAAAGAACATCATCAGCAGATTCTTCTTCAGTTTGTTCAACCGCTTCTGTTTCTGCATCAACAATTGGGGATTCTTCTTCAACTGACTCAGGAGCGACTTCCTCTGTTTGTTGAGTAGCAACTTCTTCTTCAGTTGGGATTCCTCCCAAGCGAGCTTGAGCGAACTCAGCTACACTGATATTTGTATTATCCACTGAACTTTCGGCTTCAGCGATCTCCGGACTTGATTCGTTTGTCATAATTATCCACTCCTTGACGGCGAGCGATGCCGATGGTTTTGATTATATCACACTTAATTTCTATGTTTTTCTATAAGAGAATCATAGTCAACCATGTGTAAAATTTGATCATATGACAACAGTCTACCACTAATCTGTTGTATATTGTCTGAGTTAGCAAGGTGCAGTTCTTCGATGCACTCTTCTCTCATTGTTAAAATTAAACTCATGAAGCGAGCAAAGGCTTCGTAGTTTGATAATGTGTCTATGTCTTGTTGGACATTAGTAACTGGTTTGATTTGCATTCTGTGTATTTACGTTGCCGACTTCTGCCGGAGATGTGCCGATACGTCCAATCTGTGCATTCTCTGCTTGTTGCATCTGGAATGTATATTGACCAATATACTTTTCTAAACGTTGAGCAAACAGTTGGTCTTGCTGTAATCGATTGGCTATATCTTCTTGCTGTGAGTATTGCTGAATAAGTTGAACTGCCGTTTGACCACCGTTGGGTCGAGCAGGCATTTCGATACCGGCAAAGATCTTGGCTAAGTCATCAGTAACTCCGCGAATAACTTCATCTTGAGCAACCTGCGGTGATTGAAGAACACCATCTGCTAGCACGGGATCAATAGATGATGCTATTGCTGTAAGCAAATTATCTACATTCATTAAACCGTTTCGATCATACTGAAGCATTCCAAGCATTGCCTGTAGTTTTTGTGATTGAGCCTCTGGGTCAGTAGTTAATACATCATAATTAATTAAGATGTCAAAACTTTCGTTTGGATCTCCCTTGACCATTTGCACTGATTCAGGAACACCGGTGACCCGGAAGAATGTGCTGTCTGGTCCAAATCGTTGATAGCATTTAAATGCCATACGTAAAACCTTAGCTGTATGCTGAAGAAACTTATCGACCAAGAATTGCTTGCGAACACCGCTAATTTGACTGTTTTCATCCAGTCCACACAAGCGATCAGCCTGAGCCTGTTGGGTTTGTTCCATCTCAACGGACCCGGTAGGCGGTGGCGGAGTAGGGGCAAAGTCAATGTCTCCCTTGCGACGATAAGGAATGTAACGACCGGGACCCCAATCAGTTGGTGCCTGACCTACCGGATGAATGATCGGAGGCATTGTTGCAATACTGTTCCGGTCAATACGTGAGTCACGTTCGATCTTAATTTGATTTTGAATACCACGAAGAATCTGTGGGAAGGTCATCGTATCATACATACGTTTGCTGTCCTCAGATAAACGTGTGACTACTACTGGGTAATCTTCGTATCCGTTAAGTAATTCAAACTTAGCAAAGCCCGGAATGTCTCCGTCTCCGCTAAACTCTCTGTGAAAGACTGTGCAATAAATTCCTTGTGCACCATCTTCCGGATCTACCAAACGTTGATAGCCATAAATAATTTCAATTAGCTCGTCTTGTTGATCACTGTTGTCAGTAAAAATCATGCTACGATTTTGATCACTGTCACGATCAACCATTGTGTCTGTTGATCCACGATACTTATCTATGACGTGTTGAACAAATTCAGCATTCCAACCATCGGTTATAACCTTACCCTCTAACTCTTGGGCTGTATACGATGTCCTCCAAAAACAATATGGTGCCCGTTGGGGATCCGTAACATAACTAGGAAAAAAGAAATCTCCGTCAGGGGAAAGTGTTTTTATTTCGGGTGCATCTACCAAACGGCGGATCAAAGGTAGAACCGTTTCACTATTGTCGCGAAGTTCTTTGATAGCCTTTTTTGCTGTTTTAATGTCGATTCCATCAAATGTAGTTTCGACAAAGGCGGCGAGTTCGTCATCGTTGCCTCCATCTAGGATTGAACGATAGATCTCTGGGTTCATTTGTCCTATCTGATCCATGGTTATACTTTGTTTAAATCGAGTATCTTCTCGATTCCAACCTACGTATGTAACCATCAACCCTCGTTCTAGTAGATAATTAGCACCTAGTTCCATTTCTTCGGTAAACCGATTAATGTAACCACTTGTAACCATCCAACGGAGAAAGTCTGAAACTACCTTTGAACGTCCAATGTCATTGATTTCAACAGGATATGCCCGGATGTTTGCACGATTAAGTGCTGACATAAACAAAGATACCAAACGTGTAATACGTTCGTCAATTGTGTGAGCTTCCATATCTGAAGCCCCATCCCAAGGAAATGCATCTGCTCCATGTTTGCGAAGATCCCGGGACTTACCATTCCAAAAGTTTCGACGATCATCGTAAGATGTGCGGCATACATCGAAGTATGGTTCTAGCTCGATTACCGTTTGATCATAAGCACGGCGGAGAGCATTGACGTTTGGCTCGTCCCCAACATAAGTTAGGGATTCAAAAATATCTTCATTCTGCATTTAGTTTTTTTCTAACGGTTGTAATTACCTGATGGACATAGCCCTTATTGACCCCGATTTTATCACACAAATCTAAAGGTTTCATCGGCAAGTTTTCGTAACTCCTTGAGTATCTTTGAAGTATCTCCCAAGCTAACAATCGATCAATCTGCTCGTCTATAAAATTTTGATCAAGTGTTAAATCTTGTTGGGACGTATCTGTAACTGGATCCTGCATTGTCTGTAATTTCTTCAACCTTAACGTGTTTGCCTTTTAGCTTCCCCTTAAATTTTCGGGGCACAACTACCGGAACTCTTTTGCCTAATTCTTTTAAATACACATAAACATAATTAGGGTTAGGTGCCTGATGTGTTACCATTCCCGTATAATATGTAGGAATTAATTCAGGTATTTCGAGTTTATCTTTAACGATACTTACCGCATCTTCCGTTAACCAAGTGTTCTTTCCCTTGCCGCTAATATCACTGTCAGAAACATTTTCTTCAATGATAGTAGAGATAGTTAAAAAATCTACCTCTAGTTCTTTTGCTAGTTCTGTTGCTTTTGTCTTAGCCATTTAATATCCTCCTGTTGCTTTTTGTGTTACCTTCATATCTTTGTTAGTAACGTGATCAGGACCTTCGCCCCGGTTTGCCATACGTAAATAACGAATCACGTCAAAGAAATCCTTTAGTGGTTCGTCAGCTTTTCCGTTGGCATTGTAGTTAATTAAACTGTCAATTAAGTTGCCGCACCGTTCGTGTATGTAGCAGAGAGGTTTGTTCATTTCGTCAATGCTAGCATTTGGATTATAACTGAACCAATCATCCAGTGCACTAATGCCCATGTCTTCTGTCCTGCCATCTGACGGAACAAACACTAAGCCATGATCGTAGAATGTAGTAAATAGGTCATCGTTGTTTTCGTTTTCTCGAGCAAAGTAACGTGAGTCCCCTATTCTTTCAAAGACTTCTACCTCGTGTGCATCCTCTATCCCAGTAAATAAGTCAGTGTATCCTTGCACGTCATATCCTATTTTCTTTGATGCAGGTCCACGTTTCCACTTGGGATCACCGAATATTGCCCATTCTCCGTATGTGTCGCGATCCGGAAACTCATCAAAGATATATATCTCTCCGGCTTCGTTAACTGCCGCCCATATAGCTACACTGTTTCTGGCACCTGCCGGATCCATTACCATATAAATTGTGTAGTCATCGTTATTGATGTCCGGGAACTTCATGCCGTATTTATTTGGAATGTCCCCAAGAACATTTACCTCAGTTGAAAACAAAGGTAGCAAGGATGTCATTGACTTAACTGGCACACCGTAGGCACGAACCAATACTTCTTCATCAGGGCGACCTTTGAGATCTTTACTCAAACGTTCGTAACCGCCAAATGGATTTTCATCTGAGTGCAGATAAACAATCCCGGCATCTCTGTTTGGACTATACTGTCGTATTGGTAGTTGACGGTTTTTTAGTAGGCTTGCCTCTCGTGTCTCAAGTGTTTCGGCATTAGTGCAATACTCACTAATGAAAGGTGTAAACCCATCGATAGGAGTAAAGCCTAGTATCATCTTTGAATTAAATGTAGCCAGTCGGAACCGGAGTGTGTTAACCAAGGCTGAGTCACCAAGGTATTCATCTAACCATGCTCCCATGTTCAGATGGTCTGGCTTAGAAGGAAACCCAAACTGCATACCCTCGAGGATAGTTTGGTTGTTTGAGAACTGTGTGTATGTCTTGAAGTCCACCCGGGTTCGGGTATCCGGAAAGATAAACGAACTTCCGGTAAATCCGTTTTGCATAGAAAAGTTAATGTATCCCTCTGTGCTCTTGGTTTTCTTTCTGAACTCCTTGGGCATCATCTCCCACATGGCGGCTTGCTGAACCTTAACGGATGTGTCTGCATTCTGCGAGAAACACACGATGTGTCCGTTCATGTTTTCCATGACCGCCTGCATAATGATCTTTGCACACCCTGTAGTTTTTCCGGATCGGTTACCTCCTAGGGTTAGGACTTCGTTGTATTCTTTTAATCCATTTCGGATTCTGTCCCAACCGTCTAAGTCAAAGCCGTAGCGAACCGGATCGTTAACGGCGGCTTCTATTCTGCCCTCGTGAGCACGATGCAGATCCGCTAATAACTTGGGATCCTTTTTTGCCAACAAAAGAATCTCTTCGTCACTGGGGGGCTTTAGTATAGGGTGAGGGCTAAACTCAATCATTCTTCGGTGTCGTCTTCCTCGACCCAGTCAATCTCAAACTCATCTACATTGAGTTCGTCTTTGACCTCTCTCATTAACATTTTGCCGATAGGCAAATTAGTAAAGTCATAATACAAGTCTCCATCGTCATTCATTACGATGAACATATAGTTGGGGAAGTGCTCGGCTAAGATAGCTCGAACTCTTTCGTGTATGTCCTCATTGTATTCTGAGTTAATCGACATTGATAACTTCTGCTTCTTTTAGTTTCCGGATCCGATCCTCTGCCGCTTTAGCGGTAGCTTCGTAGTCCTCTTGAGTGTATACCTTTCGGTCCTCCGTTATGTTGGTTGCCTCGCCCCGGGCAGTTAGTGCTTCTCGTGCGGCATTAGCTTTGGCTATTGAAAGCTCTTTGAGATCCCGGAACGTAGCTTCTAGCTCTCCTGACTCAAGCCGGTCCCGGACTACCCCGATGAGATCCTCCTCTAGGCTAGACATATCCAAGTAGTTCTTGGCGGCTATCTTCCCAGACAGTTCCCTGAACTTGCCTATGTGATCCGCATAGTCCGTAAGCACTGAGATGACAGTATGTCTATCGAAGCCATACTTCTTAACTAGCCGGGTCTGACTAGATCCTGTGGCATACAGGTATAACATCTTGGCTACCCGTTCCGGGGCAAACCGGCTTAGACTATTTAACTTATCTAGCTCCTTCTGTTCAGATACTTCCTGAATAGAAGAAGTAATCTCCTGCATTAATTGTTCCTTCTCCTCCATTTTATTTCAACTATTTTATAATAGCACTTACGTGTCAAGGATATTGTGTGATACAATACATCTGTGATACATAAGATACCCCCTGCCCCAAGCAGGGGGGAATGAGGATCAAGAGACATCCTTATGTATCACCGGATTGATCAGGGTTGTCAAGTCCAAAGCCTTATGAGTGACATATTTTTTTGTAGCCATGTTTATGTATTTAGAGAAATATCGCCGCAAAAAGTTTGACCCCCCCCACCCCTTGTAGCCCTAATGAGACTGAGTCGCAGTATCAATAAGCGGCTGACCTCAAATGAGACTGGGTCGCAAAAAAGTCATGGTGGTCTTATTGAGATTGGGACTCAATAGCAATTAAGAATGATTCTAAATAAGCCGCAGGTGTTCCACGTGGAACAAATTTATTTCCGTCATAAAGAAAT